ATCTGCAATGCATATAGGCTGCTTTTTATTTTGGAAATCTTACCGTCTTTGAATTCTAAGTTGTATGTAATTAACACATCGGTAAGTTCATTACCGACAAAGACATATCCCAACTTATGAACTTTTGGATTCAACGGCTTGTATGGTCCCTTAGTATTGACATATTTACGTTCCATGTCATTTGGCTTTGCGATGTCTCTACTTCCCTTTTTATTACTTGCATATATAGTAAGTTTAGGGGTGCCATCTGCCATGTTATGAGCATATTCTAAAAAGAATGTTTGGAAGGATACCATATTTTTATTTAGGCGATTGCACGCGGGTCATAAATTAATTCTGAGTTTTTAGAAATGCAAAACTCTATTAATTTTTCTCTTTGTATTGGATTAGGATCATTTTTACTACCCCGAACATATACAATTTTATTAGTTATATCAAATACTATGAATAAAAGATTATTTTCTACTTTATAATCTATCATCCAATCTGATATCCATTCCCAATCTTTATCCCAATCTGGATCTTCTCCGAATTGAGCATTCCAAAATGAAGTAATGTCATCTTCTAAATCAAAATCTTCAATCACCTGTGATAGATGGTCAGTATGGACATCATGGATGACACCATCTGAAGTCATATAATACGCTTTCGCATTATCTATAAAATATTCTAAGAAGAATGTTTGGAAGGATACCATGTTTTTATTTAATAAAAAAGGGAGCCATTTACGGCTCCCTTTTTCGGTCTTTAATTATCTAAATTATATTACTGGAAGTAACCAGAACCCGGCTTGTATGCCTTACCGACCTTGTTTCCAGAACCAGTTCCCATGTTAACATTGGTTCCAAAGTTTTCCTTGGTTCCAACTTCATCAGTTACCTTAGCGGAAGCGGAAGACTTCTTAGCCTTAATTCCACCAACAGTATTTTTTCTACCAGTCAAGGAGTGGCCAGCGGTAGATGGAAGTTCAGAAGCTTCACCTTCTTCATCTTCTTCTCCGTATTCACCATATTTACCGTCATCTTCACCGTCATCTTCACCGTCGAAATTAAGATCATCTTCACCGTCCATGTCATCTTCGCCTTCGAGATTGTCGCCCAATACTTTAGCAAAAATATTGTGGAATTGCTGTGCGAGAGACTTTGGAATAACGATAGTAACGTCGCCACCTTCTTCACCATCGAATTCATCATCCATTGGCTCATCTTCAAGGCCGAGGGCGTCGATAGAATCATCTTCTGCATCTTCTATACGATTCATGCCATAGTTTTCATTGATAACACGGGCATACAACTTATCAAAACTTAGTGTTTTCTTGGTCATAACAGTATTTAGTATTTGCTTTCCAATTTTTCTACTTTCTTTTTTAATTTCTTCAGAGTCTTCATTATCATCTTCGTTTTCTTCATCTTCGATTTCTTCATCTTCGAGATTTTCATCTTCGATTTCTTCATCTTCTTCGGTATGATCTGAACATCCACAGTCATCTAATGCAACATGAAATCCATCAACATACGGACCTTTTCCATCAAGCGGCATGTCATCATTCAAATCGTTGCCTCCTTTTTTGATTTTGCTTTCTTTTACTAGATTATATTTCAGAGTATTCAACATACCGCCGTAAATGTCACCCAAACTATTGAGATCGCGTTTTGCCATATTGTTATTTATGCTTTTTGATCTTAAATAATGAATTATGGCGAAAAAACAAGAGGTTAAATTTTATATGGGAAATGAGAATCTTCCTTCAAAAGGTTCTACATTCGCATATACAGAAACTGAAATCAAAGAATTCGACAAATGCACCAAGAATATCTTGCATTTCGCTGAGAACTATTTCTTCATTTTGAAAGTTGGTAAGGGTAAGGAAAAGATCAAACTATACAAGGCTCAGAAAAGAGCATTGAAAAAGATGATGGAAAATCCATACTTTGTTTTACTTGCTAGTAGACAAATTGGTAAGGCATTGGCATTGGATACTCCAATAAAAACACCCAACGGCTGGACTACGATGGGCGATTTAAAAGTTGGCGATGTTGTGTATGGCAGAGATGGAAACCCGTGTAATGTAACACACGCATACGAAACTAGATATGATAGACCTTGCTATGAAGTCGAATTTGATAATGGGGAAAAAATAATAGCAGATGAGGATCACAATTGGTTTACTCAAACAAAAGCTGAAAGACAACGTAAATCGCCATGTGCTGGCAGTGTGAAGACAACTCTTGATATATTCAATACTTTAAAAAGTAAAGCGGGGGAGCCTAACCACAGAATACCGTCTTGTGTAAATGGACTTGTAAATACTGAAAAAGATTTAATCATTCCTCCCTACGTGCTTGGAGTATGGTTAGGTGATGGTAATAGTTGCGATTCTCGAATAACTGTCGGGCCAAGAGATATTCAAGAAATACTAACCAATTTAGAAGCGTATAATACACACTACAAAGTTAGTTTTAAAAAATATTCAAATGCGTATACGGTAAATCTTGGAATGTTAAGCGGTCGATCTGGATTCAGAACTGAAACGTCATTATCAGAGGAACTTAGATCATTTGGGTTATTTGGAAACAAACATATTCCAGATGTTTATATGAATGCATCGAGGGAACAACGATTGGAATTGTTGAAAGGTTTGATGGATTCCGATGGCTACATTAATAAAAAAGGGTTAGCAACCTTTTACAATACAAATTTGAAACTGGCGTTGCAGGTAAAGGAGCTTATTGAAAGTTTAGGATATAAAACAATTTATAACACATTCATTCCAACGTTAAATGGAATTGAATGCGCTGAATGCGCTGAGATAATTTTCACTCCAAGAGAGCTTGTCTGTAAATTATCATTTAAATCAAATAGAATAAAAGTTGATAACATAACACACCCAGAATCATCTAAACGAAATCAATGGCACTATATTAAAAATATAACAGCGGTTCAGTCTGTTCCAGTTAGGTGTATTGAAGTCGATTCCTCCGATCATTTATTTTTGGCTGGTAAAACATGTATACCAACACATAATTCAACTCTGATGACAATTTATATTCTATGGATGGCTAACTTCTTTCCTGATCAGAGAATATTGCTTGTTGCTAACAAAGAAGCAACCGCCATTGAAATTTTCAGTCGTGTCCGAATGGCATATGAATTGCTGCCCAACTGGCTCAAATCACCAGTTGTTGAATATGCCAAGACTAGCATGGAGCTTGAAAACGGCAGTCGTATCAGTATTACAACTACGACTGGAACCGCTGCCCGTGGTCAAGCGGTATCTTGTGTTATAGGTGACTCTATTGTGACTGTGAGAGATAAAACATCTGGTAAAGTATTTGATATCTCAATGAAAGATTTGACAGAATTAATAAAATCAGAAGGAGAAGAAATACACACCTTACTAGTCGATGTATAAACGCGGTCTTTTCCATCACAACGCATTAAATATAATTATGCGAATAAGTCCAATCAATAGAAAATATAATTATATCTACCAGATAACAAATTTAATAAATGGCAAGATTTATATAGGAATACATAAAACTGATAAGCTGGAGGATGGATATATGGGTTCTGGTTCAATTTTGAAAATTTCAATTAAAAAGTATGGCATCGAAAATTTCAAAAAAGATATTTTAAAGTTTTATGATACATACGAAGAAGCTATCGAAGAAGAGATGAGATTGGTCACAGAAAATTTTATCGAAGATACTTCCAATTATAATATTAGAACTGGAGGGGTTAGCCAAATTAAGTGGTCGAAAGAATCTAGAGAAAAACTATCCAAATCTGCAAAAATTTTATGGAGTGATCCTGATTATATGATTAAAATGAGAGAGGTTTGTTATGATAACCCCGAAAGAAATGAAAAATTAGGAAAGAGTGTGAAAAAATGGATATCTTCAAATCCAAATGAACATAAAATTAGAATGGATAAAATAAACAAAAATCCTGAAAAAATTGAAAAGATGAGGCTAAAACATATTGGAATGAAACGATCCAAGGAGGCTATCGAAAACATGAAACAAGCTCAATTGAAAATTTCTTCTGATGATCCACAAAAATCAAGCGAGTTTAGAGGAAAGGGGAAGATTTATATACATGATCCAATATCCAAAGAAATTAAAAGAATATCTAAATCTGAACCTATTCCAGTTGGATGGGTCAAGGGATCAGGAGTGAATAGAAAAGGATCACATAAAAATTTACACAAAGGAAGTGTCTTCGCTTATGATCCCATAACTTTAAAAAATAGAAGGTTTCCAAACAAAGAGCAGATCCCTGAGAATTATATAATAGGAAGACTTAAAAAATAATATGGCTGATTTCATAACACACAAAACTTATAAAAACAATAAATTTGAAATCTTAACAGATGTAGGATTTAAAGATTTTGAAGGTATAATGGTTGGGACAAATCCTGATAAAATTAGATTTACTCTTGATAATGAATTATTATTAGACTGCACTCCCATGCACAAAATAATGTTAGACCATGATATTTGGATATACGCAAAAAATATAAAGGTTGACGATATCTTACATGGTGGTGTAAAAGTAGTCGGTGTCGAAACATATCAAAATGATGAGTTGGTATATGATTTTTTAGATATCGAAGATGTTCATAGATATTATGTCAACAGTGTATTATCTCATCAATGCTTAATCATTGATGAGTGTGCTTTCATTGAACCACACTTAATGGAGCCGTTTTGGGCATCTGTATTTCCAATTGTGTCATCAGTTGTAGATGCTAAGGTGTTCATGTGTTCTACTCCAAATGGAACTGGTAATTTGTTTTATGATATTTATACAGGAGCTATAGAGAGCACTAATGGATGGGCGCATGATAAAATTTTATGGAGTGAAATTCCCGGAAGAGATGAAAAATGGGTTAAAAAAATCAAAAGCGGTCTAGCGTCTGAAGAAAAGTTTCGCCAAGAATTTGAATGTGAGTTCGTAAATGCTGGAACTGGCTCATTGACCGAAGAGGTTTACAATAAACTCAAATCGAATTTATCCGATCCAATTGAAACATTGATGGATGGCAAGTATAAGATTTTCGAATTGTATCAAGAAGATAGAATTTATGTAGCAGGTGTTGATACCGCTGACGGTATCGGCAAAGACTTCAGCTGTATTAAGATTTTGGACATTACTGATCCTTGTGAAATCATCGAAGCTGCCGAGTATTATGATAACACCACGCCAGTAGCTGAATTTGCCAATAAAGTGTATGAAATACTATGCCATTGGGGCAAACCTATTGTTTGCATTGAGAGAAATAACCAAGGTGGACAAGTAGCTGACCGTTTGGGTATAGATATGGGATACATGGATCGCGTTGTATCATGGGGTAGTAAATTGGCAGGTCGTAAAAACGCCCAATTGTTGGGTATGATCAGTTCAAGAAACACAAAATACAATGCTGTTGCAAATGCTCGCTATTATTACAGTGAAAAAATGGCGTTGCAATTCAGAAACAAGGACTCTCTTGATGAAGTGTGTAAGGATTTCGTCAAATTGCCGAACGATTCATGGGGTGCTGTTTCTGGAAAGCATGACGACCGAACAATGGCACTTATATGGGCGCTTATGGTCCTTCATGATGAGATTATAGATCAATATTTCACAGTTGATGAAGTTGATGATTGCGGAAAACCCGCAAAAATATCCCGTTTACCATTCGGTTTTACATTTGAAAAGGCAACTTCAATTTACACCAATGAATTTGTCGATGGTATTGAAAATAGCTTCATAACCCCTATCTCATTTGGAACTCGATCAGCATTAACCGATGATTTGGCTGATTTGGAAGCTGAAGGTTGGGTATGTCTGAATGGATCAGCATATGGTGATGGATATAGAGAACCGAATGACTATGAAACAGCGTTTTTTGATAAATACTTCTAATGAACTACATTAAGGATTTAAGTGACATTTATACATCTTTATTGACTGAGGATTATGCATCTTCAGTTGCACAAGCTTCTAAAATTTTAAAAAATAATCAAATTGAAAATTCAGAAAGAATCATTAGAGATTTGGAAGAAATAATTCAAAATGTTGAAATTGAAGATCCTGAACATGCCAATGGTAAAAAAGATTCTGATATCATCATGTTGGTATATATGATATTGGCTAATAAAAATTATACCGTTATAAATGATTTTTATAAACAATATCGAAACGCTAAATCAGCATATGATTCTGATATCATATCAGGCTCAATTAATGATTTAAAAGCTAAGATACAAAATCAAAAGTTATTCAACCCATCTCCGCAAAAGACGCAACTTATAACGATGGAAATAAATCAAATTATTTCAAGAGTTCACAGTTTGTATCTTTCACAAAACAAGGGAAATAATACAGATGTCGATCTTGAAACTAATGGTGATAAAGTTTACGAAGATAATAACATTGTCGTGTTGGTAGCGGATAGTAAACAGAAATGCATCAACTACGGCGATGATCGATTGTGTATTTCTCAAAAACCGGGCCAAGGTTCGAATTATTATTGGGCATATAGAACGGGACAACAAACGGGCTATGGAATGACTACTTATTTTGTTTTTTGGAAAGATAAATCAAATAAAATATTGGTTGACGCATTGGGCAATGACGATGAGCCAATGAATGAATATTCGTGGAATTCTATTCAAAACAACGTAGATCGAAGAATTTCAAAAGAAGACTTAATTCAAAAATTTCCGGTTTTAAAACCAGCGTTTGACGCTGATGTATTCAAATACATACCTTATGGAGAAAATGAAAAAAGATTTTATGAAATTGAAACGCATGTAACATCTATTTTAGATGATAGGTTACAAACCGCTGAAGATTACGATATGTTTATTGAAAGTGGCAAGTCTATCTCGGAACAAGAGTGGAATGAATTGAACCCTAGATTTGCCAAATCTATATTTAAAAAATATGTCGGAATGGCAAATAATAATATCCCTTTCACTATTTTAGATAAATTTTTAAATAAAGGGACTGATATTAAATGGTTTGAAAATGAGGTAGCTCCTAGAAATAAAGCTTTGGCGATTGGATATTATCTATATAGAAATGGTAATTTTTCAATAAACAAAAATTTCAACATTAATATTTTAAACGTAGTTAAATCAGAAATAATCAAAGCAGAAAATATAAAACAAGAATTTATAAAAGATGCTTTTGGTGATAATAAGCGAACTTTAAATTCTATAAGAATTCCTAGAAATTTCTATATTTTACCAGATTTAAGTGAATATATAGTATGGGATTTTAATTGCTCCTACACTCAAATCACATCATTAGAAGGAGCACCAAAACAAGTTGGAGGAAAGTTTGATTGCACCAACACTCTAATCACATCATTAGAAGGAGCGCCAAAACAAGTTGG